GAGAACCCTGGAATACTTGAACCCTTACCAGAGATTAACCAGTTAACTATACTTGTATAATCCTTAGGACTTACAAATAAAGTAGCACCTTCTGGGTTATAGTTCTGAGCCCATATTAATCTTTTAGCATTCATTAGGTCTGCTACTATATCAGCTGCATAAGATGCTGCATCCCATTGATCTCCACCTACTGCTGTAGTAGCAAAGGTTTGGATATTACTTGCTGATTGACTTTCACTTATTACATCCCAAATATCAGCATCTACTGCTGACACTACGGCCCTAGTTAAATCCCTTATTGTTGTTGGAAGTACACTTATATCATTACCCTTAATGTCTTCCATAGAAATAAAACCATTAACAAAGTACTTCTTAGGATAAGAAGTGTTCCTTGTCCAGGTTTGTTCAATTATATTTGGTTGTGATAAAGGAGATACATTTGCTATCTTAGATGGTGCTGTTGCACTTAAAGTACCCGCTGTTTTTTGATACCATCTAATAGAATCTCCTGGATTATTTACTATTGTACATTCATTCTTAAAGATGTACTCTTCTTCTGCGAAGCCTTTAGCTATCTTGTCTATATTAAGACCTCTTATATCTTGCATCTCTACGCTATCTGCCATTAGCTCTTTCTCCCAATATCAACTTCTATAACTTCCGATGCTGAACCAGCCTCTAAAGCTGTTCCGACTATCATTCCTGATAAATGAACGGGACTTGTTGCTGTTTGGTCTCCGAAGTCTGCTGCTCTTCCA